GTGGGCTCGGAGATGTGTATAAGAGACAGGGATGTAACGCTTCAGGTCGTTGCTGTTGAGGGTGATCACCTCTTTGTAGGCAGCGTTGCCGATGACGGTGAAGGTGCCGCCAGTGGCTGCGGTGAAGGTGCTGTTATCAGCAGACTCCTCGATGCGGAAGGTCAGGTCAGCATCAGCGCCGGCAGCAGTGCCGGAGAGGATGATCTGAACATCGCCCTCATAGCCCGCCAGATCAACGCCGGTCTGATTGCCAGTGGCGGTGATGGTGGTGGTAGCCAGAAGGGTGAAGTGCTGGAGTTTGTCCAGCGTGAGCTCATGCAGTGCCATTGGTCTTGGTGCGACGTGTGCGAGGTTTGCGCTGAGTGGGCTCTAGATCCTGCGCCACTGGCTCCACCACAGGGGCGGCCAGTTCTGGGGCTTGCTTTGCCTTACCGCTACCGAGCAGCAGCCAAGCATCGCGGCCGTCTACTTCCACCACATCGCCAACCCTTGCGGGCCGGCCGGCGATAGAGGTCTGACGCAGGATCTCAAGCCTCATGATCACAGGGTGTTGTTACCGCGGCAGAAGGCCTC